TATACCGTTACCGTCTGCTCCCGCTGCGCCCGTCGGTCCTGCTGGACCAGTTGCCCCTGCGGGTCCCGTTGGTCCCGTTGGTCCCGCTGCCCCCGTAGGTCCTGCGGGTCCTTGCGGTCCCGTATCTCCTTGCGGTCCAGTTGCTCCGTCTGCTCCGTCTGCTCCGTCATTACCTGCGGGTCCCTGCGCACCCGTAGCCCCAGTAGGTCCCGCTGGTCCTTGCGGTCCAGTTGCCCCCGCTGGTCCCGTTGCGCCAGTAGGTCCCGTTAAATCTATTGTGGTAAATGTTGTACTATCGTCAAAGTTGAGCGTAAAGGTTCCGTTATTATTTTCTGTTACAGAAGCGATACCGTTTCCATCTGCCCCTGCTGCACCCGTAGGTCCTGCGGGTCCCGTCGCTCCTGCTGGACCAGTCGCACCGTCTGCGCCATCGTTACCTGCGGGTCCTTGTGGTCCCGTCGCTCCTGCTGGACCAGTCGCACCGTCTGCCCCGTCTGCCCCGTCTGCCCCGTCTGCCCCTGCTGGACCTTGCGGACCAGTTGCGCCCGTCGGTCCTGCGGGTCCTTGTTCTCCTTGTGGTCCTGCGGGTCCTATACCTCCACTTAAAATTATTTCTACTGTGGGCTGCTGGGTTTCCGATACTACTTCTACAGTAGGTCCGTCTTGGACTATTACGTCTATATCATTAGTCCCAGTTTGTAATATTACCCCTATCGTTTCTGCCATTAGTCCGTAATATCTTCGGTTACTCTAAATGATCCTTTTATATATGTAGTTACGCTGGTACTAGAATACGTAATCTGTAAATCGTATACATATTTACCCCCTCCCCAGTCTATTAAAAACGGCTGCGTTCTAAACTGTCCGCTACTCTCGCTAACCCATTCTAAGCCGTCTCCTATTGTTAGCACCTTTACGACTTTACCGTTTTCGTCGTTACGTCTTATATCCATTTTAGGTACTGCACCCGTAAGATCTATTTCATTACCCGCGTCGCTGGTGGTGTTATAAAAATTAAATGTTATTTGTTCAAAGGTGTCCCCGTTGTACTGGTTTGGTATGTCGTATTTTGCTGCCATTTTTTATTCTTTAAAAAATTATATAGCTTTTTCTCGTTTTTTTTTTTCGGTTTATAGTACCAAGTTGTTATACGTCGCATCTTTAGAAGGGTACATTTCGTCGTTTGTATTCGTATTGTATTCGGGGAAATCGCTTTGGTTGAAAGTCATATAGTCGATAAAACGTCTAGTATAAAATTCCGCTTTGTCTCTATGCTTTTGTACTAAAAAATCCACCTCCGATTTACTCGCAGTTTCCGAGTTTTCGCTTTGGTGTTTATAGATCCCACCATTTTTTAACGTATAAGGCGCAAAATTCAAATAGTCGCACATACTGTAATGTATAACCATAGGTTGTATATAATCGTTTACTAGCGTTTGGTAATTACCCGTTAGAGTTCCCGCTAAAATGTCGCTAGATATTCGGTTATATAATCTAGTACCTAAATAGTTTTGTATATGTATCTCTTGTGCTTCCTTAATATAGTATACGAACTTGTCAAAATCTACGTTACCGTCGATAATCGAGTTACGTACTATATCCTCTCTTTTTATAAATAGTGCAGTAGCCATTATTTGTTATAGTTTGGGTGGTGTCCTTGTCTCGGCATATCGATAGGCGCAGTTGCTACCTCTTTTGGGTTCTTCTTTGGTTTGTAACCTTCCCTTATCGCTTGGTTTACGTTCTTAAAGTTTGTCCCTTGTAACGCATTACCTCCGTACGGTTCTCCATCTTTTTTTAACTTCTTTTTATATACTCTTCGTTCCCATCTGTGGTAACAATTCGGACCGCCCTTATAGAGAAATAAACTATAGTTGCGTCCTTTATGTCCGAACTTTTTATTTACACCTCTTGCGCTCATCATTCCGATATCTTCTTTACGGTATAACTTGTCTGCGGATAGCATTTTGCTACAGAAATCCCGCGACTGGCTTTTAGCTTGTTTACGAGTTCCCTTAATGTACTTATATCTTACTTTCCAAAGGTCCGTATCTTCTTTACTGTCTTGCGTCGCACTAAGTTTTAAACCGTTTAGATACTTTTCTGCGTCGAAATCGTCGGGTTCGTCTTCGGTGTCTTCAACGTCTATAAGTTCGTAACCTTCTGGCTCGTCCTCTCCTAGATCTTTTAAGAGTTCCCATAATTCGTCCGCAGTTTCGTTATCCATAAAAGGCGTTTCCGCAGATAGTTTTTGCCCCGTTTCCTCTTCGACTTGCTCCTTATTCATAGCGTTTGATAGATCTACGAACTCTAAAGGCTGCAAAGTCCTAAAGTATAGGTTTAGCGATATATCGTTAAACGCTAGTATTTGATCGAAAGCATCTATAAGTAAACGCTGGAAAGGTCTTATAACGGTATTATCCATAAGTATACTTGCCTTTTCGAGTTCCTCTGCATTGTTACCTAGTCCCGTCGAGTCTTTGATCCCTAATAACATAGGAGAAACGACCCTATGCGCTACCATTATTTTACGCATCGTTTCCTCGCTTAAAAACTCGTATTGATTATGCGCGTCGGATAGTTGTACTGGATCTATAGTAGCTGCCGTATCGCTGGAGTCATTAAACGCTAGTATAAATTTACCTGCGTTACTTGATCCCGTAAACTTTTGCGCTATACGGCTCTCGATTAAGCTACGCTCTTCTTCTGCTGGTACTCCGTTATTGAAGTTTATAAGCATAGAAGGAGATAACCCGTTTTTTATGTTGTTGAGGTGGAAGTTACTTACTTCTTCTTCGATCTCCGCGTATTGTATTCCCCCTTGATAGTCTGGCGCAGAATAGTAATAATACCCCGCTCTATAGGGTTTTATAAATAGTATCTCTATTGACTCCTTAGAAGTTCCGAAAGCTGGGATACGTTCTAGTTTATCGCTTCTTTTGTGCTTAGTCCAGTCTGGGCAATAGTAATAACCTTCTATCTCTCCTTTATCGTTACACTTTTCCGCTCGTAGGGTTTCTACTGGGTAGTGTTCTACTTGTGCGATCTTAGTACGATCCTTAGAGTATATAATCTGCATAGCGCAGCCTCCCATAAGTTTTAGATCGTAGGCTAATTTACGTACGCAGTCTTTAGAAAATAACGATCTCATTTGCGCGTACTGATCTGGTCTTCTACTTGAGTCTGTCGCGTCTAGACCTTCTCCGTAGATCATCTCCGAAATACCGTTTATAATCGCGTTATTTGTTGGCGATCCGTTATAACGATCTATAAGATATTGATAATAGTTATTATCATCTCCGTACTCTACGTAGTCTTGGTTTTTTTTCTCGACTATACTAGGACTCGTATAACTGGCAAAATTAATTACCCGTAGATCGTTGGAGTACTTAGCTGGTTTATGTTGTCTGCTCATATAATTATATAATCATTATCGTACGTTGTCTCTTCTGTATACTGGTTGGTGTTTACTGAATAATCCGCACTATCTGTACAAAATATCTTACCCTTATAAATAACGTCTGCGCCATCTAAAAGCGTAATATTATAAAATCTACCCTCGACTAGAGTAAACGCGTTAGAAAAGCACAAATACCCCTTATTTTGCGCGGTAGTTATACTGGTATAAGTATACGTGTCATTCGTTACTTCATCTCGTAGATTTACCGTTATACTGGTAGGGTAACTTCTAGGTATTACTTCTATCTCTTGCGGATCGGTGCTAGTTGTTAAAACCTTCATATCTATATAACGTAATAAAAACGACTTTTTGCGACTTATTAAAAAAAAAGGGTAACATTTCTGCTACCCTCTCTTTACCTATTAAAACAAAACCGAAAATCTATGAAGCGGTAACGCTAGGGGTTATAGGTGTACCCGAAGCAGTAACCGCAGTATCTACGTACGCAGGTGGTGCTTTTTCTAATGCTTCGAAAGTTAGCGTAAATCCGCTAAAGTCTCCCATATTTGCACCAGTTACTAAGCTACCTCCCGTAAGATCGCAGCCGTGTTCTAATCCCGCTAACCATTGTTGACCGTTATAGTCCTCTACGATAACGTGTGGTTTGTTCGCTGCTAAAATCTTTACCTCATCTTGAGTATCGCTATCTAGTAAAGGTAATTGTATATTGATCGTTTGCGTGTAAAAGATCGAGTTATTTTCTCTGGACCCGTTAATAGAAGTCTCTAAAGAAGACGCACCCTTTAAGTCGTACTTGTACCAAGTACCCGCTGGTGGGTTAGTTGCGTCCCCAGCAGTAGTAGCTTCGTCAAAAGCTGCAAAGTAAACGGCTTTTAATCCGCCTACCGTCTTTTCGCAAGGTAATTCTCTACCTGCTATATTTGTTAAGTTACAAGCCATATTTTTTTTATTAAAAAAGGGATAGGGCGCATTTACCCCACCCCTTTATATGTTAGTTAATTATTAAACTGCTGGTGTTCTGTGGATCGCGTCTGCTGCGATACCTACTTGCGTAGCTGCCGTAAAACGAGAAACGAACCTTACATTATCTGACCCGTCTAAGTCGCTCATATCTAGTAATTTTACCTCATTATGATCGCTTACTAGCCCCGTGCCAAAATATAAATTGGATTTACGACCAGCGATCGCGCGGTTGTCGCTCATTCCTGGACAACGTTGAAGCGGGATCCCGTTTACAGTTAGTTTCTGCTCCATTTGGTAGAAGGTAGTTCCTTTATTGTCAATACCCGCTGCCCCTACGTTTGCTACAAAACCTCCTAACGCTCTTACATACGCTCTGTATACGTTGTTAGGTACGTAAATCATTAAATCCTCTGCACCGTAAACTGCATTAGGGATATCTTCGACTACTCCGTTAAGGAAAGCTATTACGTTTGTATGATCAATAGTAGTCGCACCTACTCCAGTAATTGTAGACGAAGTAAGTCTTTGCTCGAACCCTTCGAATAAGTTGTTACCAGAACCTGCACTATCGTCTCCGTTCCAGATATTTTTCTCTACCGTCTCTGCGATCTGGGCTGCAATATGTCCAGTAATGTACGACGCAAAGTTTGGAGGTAAAGAGTCAAACGCAGAATATCCCATAGAAACTGCCTCCCAGTCGTCTCTAAAATCTGACTTACACAAAGTCATATTTACCTGCAAAGGTTTAGGCTCGATAACCACGTCGGCTAAAGTTAAAACCCCAGTATCGGTAAAGTCGCAAGTAGCGTCTCCTATAGCCCCCGTAAGGTCTAAACTTTTTAAAGTCGCTTTGTGTTTAACATTTGGTTTAATTGTAATTGCTCCATCGTTTAGTGTTTTTCCCGAAAGAAGCATCGCGGAGATATACTCTTGTAAAAATTCCCCTTGATAGTTAGTTGTAATTGTAGTAACTGTTGCCATTATTTAAATAATTTATTGAATATAATATCTTTTGTTCCGTTTGTTTTATTTGCTGATAGCTTTTTAATTTGAGGTTTAGATTTACGCTCTGGATTATGACGCAAAGGTCTAGCTGCTGGTTCTTGTGCTGCTAACTCTTCCTTAACTTCTTCCTGCATTTCTTCCTCTTTTTTACCGTATCCGAGTTCTTGGATCATCGCTTTGATCTCGTCCATAGCTTCCCCGAACTCTTGACGAGTTACGTAAGCCATTTCTTCCTCTTTTACTTCTTCTTCGGCTTCTACCTCTTCGGCTTCTTCTTCCGCTGGTGCTTCTGCCGTACCTACTTCTTTAATAATACCTTCCTCTTCAACGATTAACGCTCTGCCGTCTTCTAACGTGTACTCTCCTACGGGTAAGGCTATCTTTTCCTCTTCCGTAACGATAAATACTTCGTTACCTGCTTCGAACGCTTCCGCTTCTATGACTGTACCATTATCTAGTGTAATTTGAGCAAGTTCTATTTTTTGCTCTACCCCTAATAGGGTCCTAATCTGGTTTAACATATCTACTGTGTTCATATTACTATTTTAAAAATCTATCTACTTTCATTTCGTACTCTTTTACTTCTTGTCTAGCGTCTTCTAATTGAGATTTGTACTCTTTAAGTTTTGGGTGGTCTTCTTCGCCCATCTCTTTTAGTTCTTCTTCTAGATCTTCGATAAGAGACTCTGCCTCTGTAAGCGCATCGTCCATATCAAAACGTACGATATCTCTTGCTAAAATAAATTTACTCTGCGCCTCGTCTAAAGCATCTTGTACAAATTCGCCAGAATATACTCTACTTAATGCGTCTTCGATATCGTCGAACATTGATAAGTCTACCCTTTTTAAAGGTTGCTTTGCTGCCTCTGTCGCTAAATTTGCGATTTTATTAAATACGTGTCTCATTTATCCTAGTTTTTGTTTTTTGTTAAACTCAACGTCTGATTTTAAAGTGTCAAAAATTTGTTTTACCTCATCTTTTTGAGACTCTATCTGGCTTTCGGCTACAGAATTAGTTAAACCGATTTTTTTTGCTCTTGCCTTATAGTCTTTTAAAAATTTGTCAGCATCTCTAAAATAATCGTCCATTACTCCTTTACCTTCTTTTACGATATCGTCTGCCTTAGCTAATTCTCTCTTTAATGCAGTAATTTTTACGCCCATATCGTAAACTTCTCGTACGTAGTTTTCAATAATACCGTAAACGGTTTCTCCATCATTTACGACCTCTTCCCAGTCTTTATAATCCATTAACTCCATACGCTTTTGCATACGTAGTTCGAGACCTCTAAGTCTTTCGTCTTTTGACGCTTCACTTAGTTTAGCGAATACTTGTTTTTGTGTGTTCATATATTATATTTATTTATGCTTTTTTCTGTATAATAAACCATTCTACACCGTCGGACCAGATCGCAATACCTTCGTACGATTTGTTTACTTGGTAGGCGTTAGTAGATCCGTCTAGGTTCTCTCCCGCTGCTGGTGTAAGATCTACGCGGGTATTTGTCGTAAAAGTGCTATCGGTAATAAAACGTATTAATCTGTTCGCGTTAGCTGCTGCACTAGGTAAAGTATAAGTAGCAGTTCCGTTTGCTCCAGACCATATTAAATGTATAATAAACGCATCTGTATACGTCGCTAAATCTACGGTCTGTCCTGCACTTGCGGTAAGTTCCGTAGCTATAAGGTAGTTTTTAATATCGTTTACTGTTGCTCGTTTAGTCTCTGTGCCTTGTACTAAGGGTAACTTCTCCGTACCCGTGAGCGCAGTAGCTGCGTTTAAGTCGCTTATTCGTTTATCCGCCATTATGTTATAATTTTTCTACCGTTTTCTAAAAGCAAAAAAGACGATCCGTCCTCCTGCATTAAATAGTTTTGCGTTTTATAGGTACTTCCTATACCCTGCGCCCATAACGAACCGTCGCAGCACTTACGACTGTACGTATCTGATCCTTTGCATAAGCAGCCTCTCTTTCCGCCTTTCGGGCTTACATTGTGGCTCATTTAATCGGTACGCAATTAGGGACTAAACGTCCGTTTTTCTCCTTCATTCCTATCATTTCGTAACCGTCTTCACAAGGGGCTTTTAGGTCTATTAGGTCTAATTCTTTTAACTTACTCTCTGCCCAGCGTTTCGCTGCTTTTCCTCCCCATAATAGATAACTAATAGTCCCACAAGCTGCCGTATCCGACTCGTCGTAATACTCTTCTGCCCTAGATAAGTAGCTATACATTCTTTTTATCGTATCCACCGTTACCGCTCGACCTGCTGCTAGGTCCGCGCTCCTTTGTTTCCCCGTTTCCGTTGCGCACTTATTGCCGTTCTTTTCGTTTAGTTCTCTTCCTCTTTTTGCGTTGTTCTTTACTGCGTCTGGATAATCGGCATAGCTTTCTAATTCTGTGCCGTTTAGGAGTCTTCTTAACTCGTCAGTAACCCCTATTGCTTCCTCTTCTGCGAACTCTGCGCAAAACCTACTAAAATCCTCTTCTATGCTCTCATTTGGTCGCTCTAGTTTGTCGGCAAAGTAACCCTCTATGGAAAAACCTTTAACTTTACCAGTCTTTACGTAGTCGTTCCATATTTCCTCGTTATTCACTTTTACAGATCCTACCCAAGTCCCTATGGGTAAGTCCATATTAAATAACCTTGACTTATCCTTCTCTTTATCTTCTACGATCCAGCTTTCGACAAGACTTAAACCTTGTAAGGGTTCGTTATGTTCTAGTGTCGAGTTGTTCTGGTATCCTTTCATAAGGAAAAGTTCGCTAGTCTTACGTATCGTCTCTCTGGAAAAGAATACGTAGTAATCCTCATCGCCCCCGTTTCGGTATATCGGCTTATTAGGTACTAGTAACGCGCCTACTAGGATCCGCTTTTCTTTGTCTGCTTCGGCAAATAAAAACTGCTGGTCCTTTAGTGCGATAAAATCTTCCTCTATCGCTGGTCGTTCTACTACGCTAATAGCGTCTACTCCGCTTATATCGTTTTCTTCGTCTAGAATTAACTCTATAATCTTCATATATATATAACGTATTTAGTATTAATATTTTGCGTTTTCGTTTTATTTTTTTTTTATAGCGTTGCTTCGCTTACGATATTTCGATCTAAACTCTGCGCAGAAGTAACCTCGTTACTTACTACATACGCTTTAACTGGTTTTTGTGTTTGTCCTGCTATTGCCTCCGCTAGTTGGTTCGTCCCAGTTGCCCCTATTACGTTAAATGCTGGAGGCGTTGGCGTACTAACTGCTACAGATCCGCCCGTACTAACTCCCGCTGGAGGTTGTGGGTCTTTTTGTTTGGTAATTTCTCGTACGTTCTTAATACCCGCTGCGATCGTAGCTGCTGCCGAAATAAAGTTAAACGGTGGAGGTGCAGACGCTAGGGCTTTATTCGCTCCTGCGTAGGTATCTCGTATCGCTTGTACTATTGCGATCCCTTTACCGAACTTACTATTTTCTCCAAATATTACCGCCAGATCGTTTAAGGCTTGACCTACTAGCGCGGTCTTTGATTTTTGCAGTTCCCCTTCAAGTTCTACCTGCTTACGGTTGTTCTCTGCTTGAAAGTCTAGCAATTCGTTGTTAGCATCTACGTACGCTTGTGTACCTTCTTTATATTGATCGCGTTTATGAGTAAGCCTATTCGTTTCTATCTCCGCTTCTATTCTGGCTACCTCTTGTAAGGCTTCTAATTTTAAGTACTCTCCCTCTATCTGCTCGGCTAAAAATTCTCGCTCGGCTAAATCTCTCTGCGCTTTTCCTTCTGCCCTGCTTTCCTCTAGTTCTATAACTTCCTTTTGTAGTGTTAAGGCGTTACGCTGCTGCTCGTATTTCTGGTTCTCTACTTGTACAAGTACCGCGTCGAGTTCCTGCTGCGCTTCTAATAGTACTATATAGTCTTCTTGGTTTTTTGTACGTTCGTAAGTGGCTGCTGCTGCGTCGATCTGTAGTTGGACCTGCTTTAACATAGCCTCTTCTTGGTTATCTAGAACTGCCTTTAGGTCCTCGTTTGCTTTTATTCGGTCCGCTATTGTTTGCTGCTCGTTATCTCTTACATTTCGTAAGGCTTCCGCTTGTCTGTCGTACTGATCTACTAAACCTTGCTGAACTGTACGTGCGATCTCTGCGGACTTCTGTAAATCTACGTTTGCCCTTGCAGCGTTTACGGTTTCCTTAACGTATTCTTTGACCTTCTTAGTTACCTTATCAAAAACCTGCTCTACTTTTGCGGTTTCTTCTGCATTACCTATAAGAGTATCCTTAAAGTTTCCTAGTGCGCCCTTAGCTTCGTTTGCTGCACCTTGAAAATCTCCCTTAAATACTTTTACTAATGCTCTACCGAGTCCGCCTATACCCTCGATTAAGTTTTTAACTCGCGTTATTACCTCAACGGTTAAGACCTTCGCAAAGTTTTTTATACGTGTTACCGCTTCACTACTAAAGAAATCGCTTATAGGTCCTGCTGCCTTGCTCCAGTTCTGCGTAACAAATTGTACGAAATCTTGAAAGGCTAAACCTAACGCCTCAAAAGCAGTATTAACCAGATCGACGATAGGCTGCGAAGTAGAAAATATTTCTTTTATCTTTTCCATAGACGCCACAAATAACCCTAGACCTAAACCCTTAATAGTAGTACCTAGTTTTTTAATTGTACCCGTTGCAGCTTGTGTAGCTTTTTTTACTCCGCTTATACCTTCTTTGGTTTGCTTATTACCTTTTTCTACTTGGTCGTTTAATTTCTTTACCTCCTTCCGAAGTTCCTCTATTTCCTTAGTAGCTTTATCGGTTTGCGCTTCAATTTCTATTATCTTTTTAGTACTCATCGTATATCTTTTTCACAGTTTGTATTGCTTCTTTAAAATTGTTAGGTAGATAGTATTTGCCTTGCGCTATACGTATGTTTTCCGTTTCGCCTTGAGCAATTTCTAAGAGTTCTAGTATATTCTGGATCATAAATCGTTTAATAATTCTATATCGCTTTTACCCGTTTGTAAGTTCGTCTTAATAGAGTTGATCTTATACCTTTCCCCGTTAATTATTAGACGGTTCGATAGATCGAGGTTACGAATAATACGTAAGGGTAAATAAGCGGTTACTTTAGTTAATCTGTTAAGGTTGTTAAATATATCCGAGACGTAGTTTTTGTGGTACGACTCAAATAAAGAATTAGTAAGCGTCGTACTAGTTTCCCATTCGCTGAACTCGGACGTAAAATGTATATTATCCGTTGAGGTTGCAGGGTTTAGTACTCTAGAGTTCGAAGGCATAATAGCCGACGATTTAGTTTTTACAGTCTGCGGGTCGTTGTCTCGCTCTACGTCATCTACAAAAGCATACGTTAAGCCCGTTACGCGTTCGGGATAAAATACCAACGGGGCATTGTGGTACGGGTTAAGGTTGTTATCGGTAAATAATCCGTACTGTATATTAGTATTATTACCCGTAAACTCGTCCTTTATACGTTCGTACTGTGCGTGGTGAAAAGGTATTTCTACAGAATATAACCCTCCAGTAAGACCCTCTTCGTTATTGTTGTAATAGATCGCACCCCATTCTTTGTTTACGATCTGTCCGTACTTATCTGCTAGTATTGTACCCGTATCGGTGTAGGTAAATTTAAGTTCCTTGTACGGTAAGGGTACGTCTACCTGCGAAGTCGTTACGTCTACAAATTCGCTTATATCGTATTCAGTAGAACTCGTATAAAAATTGTCTAGGGTTTGTACTTGTATTACGTCGTTATCGTCTATGTAAGCTACCAGATTAAACATTTTCCATAAGGCGTTAAGGAAATCCATTATTTTAAGTTCTGGTATCTGTTGGCTAATGTTAAAAGCAAACTCTGGATTATAGGTAGTTGTAGGAGAAGTGAAAGTCAAGGTAGTATTACTGCCTCCTATATTATGCGTAACCGTCCAAGTCAAGCTTAGATCTACTGGTAAATTAAGAGGTACTACTAAAACTTCCCAGCTTCCAGCAGCGTACGCAAAATCTGCGGGTACACTAAATGTATCTGGACCAGAAATAAAACCAGATCTGTATACAAAATTTCCTTGATTTTTTATTATTATCGCGTATTGGTCGAGGTCGCTTGTAATAGTAGCTAGACTAAAAGTAACAAGGTTTGCGGGTGGTACGTTAGTACCTAGAAAAGTACCCGTATGTGTTACGTACGAGTCTCCAGTTCCAGTAAAGCCCGTTACTTGTATTTGCGTCTCGTCTTCTAGGTTTTCAACAAAACTACTTTTACGGTGCAGCCACATAAATAGACTGTGGTATCTGGAATTTGTAGTATTAAAAAAGTCGGTAGAAAAAGATAAACCGTTAGGCGTTAAATAATCCGTTTCTATTGCCTCTACTATTTTATGTAATCGGATCGCATATTTAAGCTGGTTCCAGCGGACCCCTCTAATCGTAGAAGGGTTTACGTAATATAGATTATCGTAATCTGTTGCTGATACGCTAGACGAGTCGTATATTAATCTCTGCGTATGCGTTATAAGCGGAGTAATTAAATCGTTTGTCGTTGGGTCTATCGTCATAGCTGCTTCAATATCCGCAGCGGTGTAATCTGTATTGTATGCGCTTAGATCTAGGTTACTTATTTTATCTTCTCCTATAATATCTTTTAATTGTATACTGTTACCGTAGAAGGTTATTCTATACGCGTGTGCTTTGTTGTTTTTTAGGTTTACCCCGTCTAGTTTTACTTTACCCTTTTTGAATAGTACGTTATTTAACTCGATCCGTCCTGCTACCTTTTTCCTCGCGTCGAAGCCGTCTATTATTGAGTCGTTATAGTAGTGCTTAAAGATCTTGTTATTATCCTTAGAGGCTGGTACTGTAAACGACTGCGTAAAGTCCGTAAATAGCTTATCTATATCTTTAGCGTTCTTTAGCGTCTGGGTTATTGTAATCGTTTCGTCTTCGAATAACTCTACGCGCTGATCGTCTATGTATAACTGTACTATCTGCATTATCTAATATTTTGTACCGCGTCGAAGGCGTAATCGAAATCTACGGTATAGTTTACTAAAGAGTCATTTAGAACTGTTTTAAAAGTTTGCGCCATTGTCTTAGGCTTTGCTGGGTACAGTACATTTTCGTACGTTATCCATACCTTTTCCGATAGCATTAATTCCTCGATTAATATATTATAATCGTCTCCTACGTAACCAGAATTTAACTGTATAGATCTTACGCCTTGTTTATTATACTGGTTATACTGGTGTTTGTTTACGTCGTAGGTTGGAGTTGGTGTACTGCTTAGATCTACTACGTTAGCTTTGTACTGTTCTCCCGTTGTGTTTATACTCTCGATCGTCTTACCAAAAAAGTACAAGTCTTGTAAGGCTCCGTAAGAGTTGTAATATGTAACCTTAGCAAAACCGTATTTTGTACAGTCTTCCTCTATGACGTCTAGTTCTGCTATCGTTGTATTTCCACTATCTTTTACTAGTAACTTCTCCGAACTGTCCGCGTCATTTTCTACGTATGCGATAGTATCGTTTCCAGTACTAGGAGTAGTTATATTAGTTACTGGACCTACTGCGGTTTCTGGGTTAAGTGTATAAAATGCTGCCGTACCTCCCGTTACACTTGTAGGATCGTTGGCTTTTTGATTTACTGGTACTCTTATAATCTGTCCTTTTGGTATTCTTATCTTTGTTGCATTAGTCAAAAAATACGAACTCCCTTGTACCTCGTAATTTGCTCCGTCTTTAAAAGTACTGTAAGCGTCGTAGGCTAGTTTAGATAACGACTTAGTAGTACCAGCAGTTCCGCCATTAATCGCAATACTTACCGCATTACTCGAACTGTCTACCGCAGTAACTACGGCATAAATCCATATAGGGCGGTTATCGTAAGTACCGTCGAACTCTGTAGTAATATAGTCGCGCATTAGTTCGGAGATCTCGAATACTACGTACGAGTTTCCGTTAGCCTTCTTAGTTAGTGTATATCTTACTGGCTGACTTCCTATACCCGTTATTGATCCGTTTATATATTTTAGTGTAAGAGTTACCTCGTCGATATCGTATGTTGCGTCCTCGTCTGTTATCTTTAAATAATAGGGACTTCTTAGTCTTATTTCGCTCATTATGTAGTCATTTCAAAAAATTTATCTAGATCTAACCCGTACGCTTTTATTATCTCGTCGGGCAAATTATCAAAAGCCTTCTCGAAGGGCTTAGTAAAAAACATACTAGGTTTAATACCACTATACCAGATACTCCTAGTTATCAAATACTGTAAACTCTTACGCGGTATAAAGCGTCCTTTTTTATCTCGGATCTGTCCGCTAAAACTGGACTTCTGCGTTATCCATTTATTTATACCTTTTCGTAAACCTTTACCGCTACCATCTCCAAACTTAAATCTACTGTTAGGGGCTTGTTGTTTTCCGTGCTGCTTTGCCTTTGGCGGTAACCTCATCGGGTTTTTACCTGCGACCCCTTCGTCTAGGTACATACCGTATTCTAGCATAAAGAACTCTACGAAAATAGAGTTAGGGTATACCGTTACTTCATATCCTATACTGCTCCATAGATCCTTACTTACGTTTTTCTTTTGTCTGGTTAGGTTTGCCCTCGACTCCTTTACTACGTACTTCCCGAACTTGTGCAGTTCCTCTTTAACGTAATCCAGATCTAACATACGTTTACGTCATTTTCTACGTTAATATTAAATGTAGCTGCGCACCCTGCGACTTCGTTCTCGAAGCGATCCGTAAAGAACTCTATATTTACGTCTTCCTCAATTTGGTACTTGTCTACGTATATACTCCCTATACGCATTTTCTGTATTAATCTATTCTGTACCGCTAGTTGTGTATTAAGCACGTCTTGCTCGTTGCTACGCTCGAAGCTATCGTCTTCGTCCTTTGTTACGTCTACTAGATCCATACTAAGTACCGTAATATTAAAAGCTAGTACTGCCTCGCTGCTGGTTACGTTATTTACCATTACGTGCGATAGTGGGTATATCGTTTGCTTATTTAAGTCGATCTGCGTAATATCCCCATAAGTAACCGTATTAACGTCGATATCTGCCTCTAGGGTTTCTTTGATCTTTTCTAGTACTCTATAAAATTGGTTCATTATCTGTATTTACGTTTTAATTCCTGCTGCTCTATTTCGGTCTTCTCCTTTTCGTACATTAAATGTTGTAAGCATAGGTGTACGTTCAATGTAGAGATATATTCAAGTTGTTTAACGTCTCCTTTAGCAAGTGCGTATAACGATCCATACCAGCCCCATTTTCTCCCGAATTGAGATACTGAACTATACGGCTCTCCTCCCCCTGCTCCAAAGAGGTAAGCATAGACTGTACTAACTCGTTCCCTAAATTCCAAAAAAAAAGTATAGACGATATTACCGCGTCCATAGGGATAGATCTATATACCTCTGCGTCCATAATCTCGTAATCGATAATATTATAACGCTCTCCGTAGGAGTTCTTAATCGGTCGATAAAGTACCGCCATAGCTTTATGCATATTCTCCCAGTCTCCGATATAGGTATCTAGGTCTATATACTCTCCAAAACTAATTTGATCCAGTTGTGGTATAAATCCGTACTGCCTATCGTGCAGGGTAAACTTTCGTACTAGTTTGGGTTTCTGGTCTAGTAGGTCGTTTATTAAATTAATAATAGCCCGTACGTCTTTTAGTGGCATACGCATAGCGTCCGTTAATTTGATCCCGCAAAAGATCTCTAACATTTTCTGCGCTACGAATTGTTCGTCGCTATGGTCTATGCGTAAGAACTTCTGGTACTGTCCTAGCGTTATCTCGCTTAATGAGTCGGGGACGTTTATTTCTAGCTTCATAACTATATAACGTAAATTTTGATCTATTTTTAAAATTAAGACAAAAAAAAAGCCCCTCCAAGTGGAAGGGCATACCTAACTAATCTAAATACACTAATGAAAAAAGCGTATTACAAATATAGCAATTTTATTTACTACAGTTAAACTTGTCTAAGTGGTGGTCTAAAATTCTAACGGTCCACTTATAAACCTCGTCTGTCTCTTGGTTACTTATCTCGGATCTAGTCTTACAGTTCATTAAGTGTACATTACTGTATACTAAAGTAGAAGCTATTTGATCTAGAATATCCTTACGCTCTGTTACTGGCTCTTCGCTTTCCTGCGACCATTCTAACCAGCTATCGATATAGTCTATTACCCCTTTAGTATTAAGAGAAAAACCTTCGCTCTTCATCTTATAAGATAATCTCATATTCGCTAATTTTTTTAAGGTATCCGCGCTTTTAAATTTTACGTAGACCATTTCTTCGTTTAAAATTCCGTACATAATAAATATTTTGTTTTAAGTTATTTCCCGCAATATAATAATAAATGTTAGTAATCTCCAAAGAAATAAACATTTTTTTTATCGTACTGCATAACTGCCGTAGTTCGGGTTTTTCAGTTGGTACGTAATACAATACCTCGCTGCGTCGATCAAATGATCGTAACCGTTATCTTTTGGTGTGTTGCTCTTAGTGTCTAGCCATACGTAGTTATTGAGTTCTTTTATTAGGTTCTTACTGCTGGGATCTATTACGAGGTCGTAGTCCTGCATAATCGTAATACCTTCCGAAATAGTAGTCTTTTGTATCCCTTTTATGTTTAGGTCCGCTTTTAGTTCTGTTATAAGTCTCTTCTCTGCGGAGTCGGCTATTATTAGTCTGTTACCTGCGTACTGTCTGTTAAGGGATCGTATCTCGCTGGTCGTTAAGTTATACTTGTAGTAGCACTCTTTTAGGTATATCGTTTTTCTAGATCGATCTATTAAGACTTGCACTAATACGGTAGGATCCGTCATTCCGTAATCTTGTCCGTACATACTGTCTCCTTGTGGAAACTCTCCTATAGTCCAGTTTTGAAATATAACCCCTTCGGCTTTATTTAACCAGCCACCCAGCATTATATGCTTATATCGTTCTGGTCTGCGGTTCTTCATTACCTCCGCTTGTTGTATAAAGGACTCCGATAGGTTTTTTAAGTTGTCTAGGTATGTCGTATGTATATACGTCGTATCCCCTTTAGATATTACGGATCCCTCTTGTACGCCTTTGTCCTCGAAGAAACGCTTATATACGAAATGCTCTTTAGTCGCTGGGTTCATTATAAGTATTACCCTATTCTGTAACGTCTTGTGGCGTATCGATAGATCTATCTTGTCAAATATAGTCTCGTCGGTAAGTTCTTCTGCTTCGTCTAGGATCCAAGTACTGACCCCTTGTAACGATTTAAGGTTTGCCGTCTGGTCTCCGCTACTGGTCTTAATACCCTTGAAGAGTATCTTACTGCCCGTCTCCTTATTAATAATCTCGTCTTTGGTTATATAAAAAAACCTACCCATATCGAGTAGATCTATTTTCTCTAAAAATTCTGGTATTATGGAAATATGCGCAGACTTGAGCGTAAACCTCGTAAATAATATTACGTGTCCGCGCTCCATCGTTAGCCAAAGGATAAGGGTAGTAATATTAAAACTCTTACCACTACCCCTTCCCCCCGTAATGATCGTATACCTTGTATCCGAGTTCGGGATTAACTTGTATTGCTTCTGTAGGCTAATCAAATTTAACCAGATCGCGGAAGTTTAAGTTAAATCCTTCGCTGCTTAGTTCTACGCTCTCTTTAGGCTTACCGTATCGGTAATTAAAGTATAACTGTAACGCTCTCATATCTCCGTCGTGCATTTTGTTTTTAAGGATCTCGATAGCTTCCTCTTTATCTATTAACGCATCTAAACGCTCTATAAGTTTCTGCTCTGCGTCCTTTGGTTTACGCCCTGCACCTTCGCGCTTCCCTCCGTTATTTATTCGTCCGTCCATATTTGATAAACTTTGATTAATCAATTATACCTATATAACGTAAAAAAAAATTAAACCTCAACGTATCTAATATTATTTACCCTATCTTCTATGTATTCCCTTAGTACGTCGATCTCGATAGGTTTAAGGACTCCTACGTTAAGACTTATATACTTTAGGTTCTTGTTACGGTAATAAGTCGCATCGTCTAGCAGATCGTCTGCCAGTTGCTTAAAATGCGGGTTATACCTCATCGTAACGTCATCGAAGTTTTTTAAGGTGTACACTATTGTACAATGCGTTATCGGATAGCCGTACTCTTTTGTTATGTTTACGATCTCTCTATACCTATAGTTGTACTTGGTTCGTAGGATATAATAGAATAACGCCCTACCGTCTACGTATTCCCTCTGTCGGGTCCTCTTAAATATGTTTATTCCTAGTTCGCCTATTATGCGATTTTTAACGTAGTCTGGCTTCATATTGTCCCTCGTATTATGTAATCGTCTAGGCTCTCCCCTTGTTCGAAGAACTGCTTATAACGATCTATTGCAAACATTAGTTTTTTTTCGCCTTCGTAGTAGGCTTTTTCGCTTACGTCAAATATACCGATATCTAGACTTTTTTTATCGATCACTAAAAACCAGAACTCCTTATACGATTTATTGAATAAGTTACAGTATATGAACGCTTGTACGTCGTACCCGTATTTAGTTGCGGTGTGTCTCTCGAAGGCTCCTACGTCTGTAGTTGTCTTTAGATCTACGATAACGCTTCCTAGTACGTCTGCCTTTCCTCTAAAGGGGTAGTTTAATATATTGCCTATTGCTGGTACTTCATACTCCGCGTCGCTAAGTAGATCCATAGCAAACTTATTTCTAAATATCGCGTCGGTCAGTCGTTCGGTTTCTTCTCGTTCTCTTTTGGTATATACTTCTCCGTACTCCTGCTTCGCTTCTTTGTACGCTTTGGTGTTCTTACTTACCACGTCTACAAAACGTAACTCTTCGAACTTCTGCGGTTCTAATACGGATAGGTGTAATAGCCTACCCTCGATTAATCCTTTTGTATCCTTCTGTGCGTACTTGGTTACGTAGTGGTATACTTTAGGAGACTCTAATAGTTTCTTTACGGAAGACGAACTAAGCGCAGCCGTTTTTAAGTATCCGTAGTAAAACTCATCGTCTCGCATCTTCTCTAATAGTTCGGTACGATCCCATACCTTGCCGTCTAATAATTTCATATTCTTTGCTCTAAGGCGTAAACCTCTTTTGTTAATATATCGTTCTCTTCTGCTAGGGCTTTGTTCTCTTGTCGGAGTTTATCGAGTTCCTTAGCTTCTTCCTTGTACTTTAAAACCTTTTCTTCTAGGTCCCTTAATAAATGCTGGTAAGTCCATCTTGCGTTATGAAGTCTACCAACATACGAAAAAACCCTAACGAACCGTGTAGTAAGTTCGTTAAGGGTCTCGCTTGTCTTGCGCTCACTTTGAGTCTTTAAGATCTTCGCTATTACTTCTGCGTCATCGAGGTAAAGCGTCTCGTCTTGTATCTCGATCTTGTTAGCCATTATTTTCTAAATAATAAACCGCCTCTAAGACCTTAGCTTCTTTGTATCCTTCTAGCCATTTTTGATAATCCAAAAAAGTACGAAAGTGCCTAAGCTGGTTTTCGTCTTGAATACAAAAATATACGAACCCATTATGCATAGCTTGAAAGTCCGATATACTTATACATACCTGCAAGTCGTTGTAGTCGGTATGTATCGCTAGGTGTTCTTCTACAGTACAATACTGTATAGCTTCTATACCTAAGTGCTTACCGTCTACTCTAGTCTCTAAGATCGTCTCTTTTAGACGGCTTAAAGCGTTCAATACTGACGGGTTAAGTAGTGCCGTTTCGCCTCTGTTCATATTAGGCTCCTTCGCGTTGATCAATAGTTTATGCAAACTAGTTTTAGTGTCTTCCATTGTTTCGGGTTTTAAGTTAGACAATTTTAATTAATATAATTTTTGCTGCTTCTCGATCGCTAAGGGGTAAGTATCAAATTCGAACTCTTCGCCCGTTTCGGGATCTGTTAAAATATAAAATACGTCGTTAGGGTCGTTTTTGTGTCCTACCCACTCTTCGATACACGCTGCGATACCGCTACAGAAATATACGTAAATGTATCCGCTGGAGTCGTTGTATCCGATACCCTCGATAATTTCCTCGTCAAGTACGGGTACTCCGTCTACGTGTTCGTGCATTACGCGATCAATAATAATACTCATCGCTTTTAAAAATCTAGGGTATAATACGTTATTCGTTACTGTACCCTCTGGTCCTAGTTCTAAGTGAAAACCTTTCATAGTGTGTAAATTAAATTAGATTTGTTAATTATTACCGCTAATATAAACAAAAATTCTAAGACTGTGCATTTTGTTACATTTATAACAATTTAGGGTCGTTTTGTTATATTTCTGTATTTTTTTGGTTAAGTCGTTGATATTCAGTATATTATAGTACGTTATTAGTTTAACGAAGTTCTTTGACTTAATTTAAATCACTAAAACAATGAAAACAAGCATTGATACCGAGAACGCGGTTACGTTCACTATTGAACTCGTCCGCAAGTTCTGCGAATTATCTAAACGAGTAGATGAGAGAGTAGATCTAGAACCTAAGACCTTTACTATAGGTTGGGATTATTTCGACGTTAAATTTACGGTTGTTAGTCCGTTTCTAGAGTGCGTTTACTTAGAGGTTACTTTTGAAAACTGCTACTACGAAGATCGCGAGTTTCCTACTTATGAACTGAAAGCGTTAACAAGTACGGAGATACTTAGGTTATACCGAAAAGTAGAGGACCTTATACCCGAAGACTGGTATTAAAAACGGGGGGCAATTACGCCCCCTTTTTTTTTGCGCTGAACTCTTTAAACTTCTGGTGTAGATCTATCGGGGTCTCGTCGAAGACTACGGCTTGACTCTCTTCTAGGTAGTATACCTCCTTGCGTACCTTCTGGGCGTTCCAGTAGGTCGTTTCGGGTAACTGCTTTACTTCTAAATCTGGTAGGACTAAATCGTTAAGGTGGTAGACGTAGCTACCCTTAGGATCGTTTACGAAATAGAGTTTAACGCACTCTGGTAAATTCATAATCGCGTCGTACTTTTTCTTCTCGATCATTTTAGTTTCGTAGTACGTCGTTCTAAATTTCATTTCCATAATGCAAGAGTTCCCTTTGATCGTAAAACCGTAAGCATCGTAGCAATAATTTTTATCGCCTACCCATTTAAGATCCCAGCCTATAAGGTTACATACGGCTACGACGGCTTTTTCTAGATCCTCATAGTTGTTCTTCATATAATTCATTTAATGCGTTTATCCACTTCTTTACTAGCTTCCAGTTGCAGGTACAAGGTACGTACTCTTTGTGGTTAAAGTACTTCGCGTGGAGCCTAGAAATAACCTTTAAGTCTTCGTGGATTATTACGCTGGTAGGTTGTTTATCGTATATCGGTTTATACGCTATCTGGTCCTCGCTCGTCATCTTTGCAGGTTAAGGAGTTTAGATACATTTCTCGCTCGTAGCACCCGCAGTCGTTTTTACCAAACTTACGGGCTACCCATAGGGCTACGGGATACGCATTACCAAACGTAAGGAGTTCCGTAATAGCGTGTACCATAGTCCCTAACTTTATGTAGCAGCCTATCTTCATAGTAATAAATATATAATTTGTATTAATCCGTAGGAAACGATAAGCCCTAGTACCGCCCCTGCGCAGATCGCAGCGGAGATCTCTATAGGCATTTCGTTTTCTGGTTCTATTCTTGCTCCAGTAATTAAGTCTTCGGCTTCTACTATCTCGACTTCGATAATTTTGTTTTTGCTCATAGTGTGTCTTTTAAAATTTGTTTTACTCTGTTATAGGTACGATAAAGGGAGTAGTACGATATCTTAGTCTTTTTACTAAGTTCCGCGATACTCTCTCCGCTCTCGATTATTTCGTATACCTTCTGATCGTACCAGTATAAGCCGTCTAAGGTATCTAGTATTTTTTCGTAGTTCTTCTCGTAGTCTACGTATTCGTTTGGTCGGTTGTCGATCGTCTTATTATATTCCACCAGCACCATTCTAGCCTCTTTACGTTTTAGATCTAAAAACAAGGTCGTAAGGATCTTAAATATATATAGGTGGTTTATGTCGTTGTTATACGATATATCCCGCCCGTCCTTTATAGCCTTATCTAGTTTAATATACATTTCGCTAACCAGATCTTCTGCCGTCTCTATGTTGCAGCCGAAGGACTGTACTATTTCGATCCAGTCCCTATGCTTTTTGTAAGCTAGTCTAAGTCCCTCCACGTCGTAACAATTATAGCAAATATTCCTAAGCATACTTGGTGCTTACTCCATTCGGTATCATCGTCTACTATATCTATATCCTCGTGCGAAGGGTGGTAATAAAGATAGCCTATAGCAAAACCGTATAGCGGTACTAGCTGAAAGTGGT